GTTGCAGTTTGCGCCGCTGGCTGTTGCCTCTTTCGAGGATGGCCAGGGCCTCCTCGCAGCAAGCGTCCTTCACGGCTTGCGGCACCTCGGCATCAGGGTACCGCGGGAACTGATTCGTCTGGTCGTAGCTCGTCTTGACACCCTTTACAGGCGTCCGATTGATTGCCCTAGTCGCCATGTTGAGGGCTTTCTGCTTGTCGACATCGGCTGCAGCGGTCCAGGCTTCGGCGTGGAGACGAGACTCAAAGTACGTGTTCGCCTCCTCCAGCGTCACGTAGACCATCGGCACTCACTCCTTGTCGCCTGGCTTCGCCGCCTCGCTCTTGGCCTCCGCCTGCTCAGCGTTAGCCTCGGCTTTCTTAACCTTTTTCACCTTTTCCGCCTCGTCAATCTCGACACGGTATCCCTTGCGCCTGAACCAATCAATCAGGTGCGGGTCGTTCGTTTCGCCGACGCCCCGCACAAAAGAGACACCGGCAGAGACGCCCGTGTAGTTCTTGTTGGGAGCGTAAATCTTGGCCATTACTCAAACCTCCCAAAGCGTAGGGCCCGGACCATCGCAGCCCGGGCCCTTACTTCCCGGCTTACTTACTGCACTTTGATGTTGCGGAACACGGCCGCGGCCTTGGTGGCTTTGAGCACAACCGCAACCGGTCCCATCTCGACTTCGCCTTTCTTCACGGCGCCAGAGGTCGTGAAGTCAGGCAGCCAAGTCCGCACGAGCTGGTTTCCGACCGTGGTAACGCCGTGGAAGCCGTCCAGGCCGATCCTAATGGCGTACAAATCAGTCAAACCGCTCACGTTCTGGCCGCCAATGTCGCGGGTCTCGATGGGGATGATCGGGTCGTTCGACCCGGCCTTCGCGCCGAGGTCCACGAACACGATGCCGCCGTAGGTCTCACGGACCACCGGCCGTCCGTCCTGGCCGACGAGGCCCTCGACGGGGTCGCGGGTGTACATGCCGGCCCGGCGCACAATCGCCCGGATCTTGGCGATGCTCTTGGCGTTGCCCATAATCAGCGTCGGGGTCCCGTCGAGCAGCGACAGGAACTCGTCGAGCACGTCGAGCGCCTTAAACGCGGCACGCTGGTCAGTGTCAAGGTCGGTCCAGTCGGTGACCTCATTCGCCCGGAACTCGGTCGTGGTGCCAGTCAGGGCCTTGTCCAGTCCGTCGAAGGCGTTGGCATCGACAGCCGTGTCACCGTTTACAACCGCATCTTGGAACGTAGTCCGGGTGGCCTTGATCTTCTGGGCCAAATTCAGGGCCACCGCGCCGGAGGCCGCGGGACCAACCTGAGCCAACACCCGATCGATCTCGAACGAGCCGCCGAGGACTTTGAGATCAACCGTGAAGTGTTGGGTCTCGACTTCGGACGGCGTGTACTCGCTGTTGTACGCGCGGAACGCCGCCGTGGGCTGGGTGACCAGCCGGCGATAGCCGTAGGTCAGGGTCGCTCCGCCACCGCTGGGGTTGACCGCGTCATCGAAGACTAGGGAGTCGAGCAAGACCGACTCTTTGCGAAACTCATCGATCACCGCAACGTCCAGGTCAGTCTGGGCGTTGCGCCTGGCTTCTACAAGGGTCACAGGCATGGCTCATTCCTCACTTCTTTCGGTAGTGTTGATCCACCGCCTCGAACAAGTTTGCAGGTTTCTTGTCGTCACGTCCGGCACCAGGCGGGTTGGTGCCGGAGCCAATCGGACCGCTCTGCTTCTTGAGCCACGGCTTGGCCTGCAGGAGAGCCTCCAGGGCCTCCTTGACTCCCTCGACCTTACCCTCCTCGGTCACCTGGACCTTGGAGAGGTCGGCGAGTGCCATGGCCGCATCGGAATCCACGATGCCGAGTTCGTTAGCGAGCACCTTGACCTCGGCCTTGATGAGGAGCACCTTCGCGTCCTTCATGGCTTTCTCGATAGCGGTCTGCTGAGCGGTCTTGTGCGCCGTGAGCGCCTGGCTCACGTCCTTGATGTCGTCGTCGGGCTTCAGGCCCAGGAACTCTTTGAGCGCCTTCTCGTAGGCGCGGAGCTGCGTCCGATACCCGGCGGATTCGGTCCGAAGGCTTTGGACGTACTCCTCGGTGAAGGTTCGACCGGCAGGTGGGTTAGGTGGATTGCCTGGGGGCGGATTGCCTCCGCCTCCGCCAGCCGGTGGGTTCGCAGGCGGGTCGCCTTCCGCGAACAACTGCAGGTCAATGAGTCTTTGAACAACGTCTCTGAGCTCCTGGCTCATTGTGATTCCTCCTTGGGCTCCTGGCCCGGGGTGTGATTATGGAATGCCCTTGTAAGGGCCACGAGATCGACAAAGTCACGAGTTGTTGTAGCGCCCTGCTCTTCTAAGGTTGACAACGGCTTCAGCGATGCTCTCAATGGCCGCCTCTAGCAAGTCCTTGCCAGTATCATCCGACGGCTTCCCAAGCAAAGCGAAATACAGATGAACTAACTCGTGGACAAGGTCTATTTCCATGTCCTGCGGCATCATGGCGTTCGTCGGGTAGTATTCAGGCGCGACGATGAGTATGTTAGCAACTCGTAAAGTCGTGTTGTACGTTACGTAAGCTCCATCATCTGCCTGCTCCGGATCCGGACGACCGATCTTGACGCGCACCCTCCAATCTTGTAGCCTCAAAATCCTCTGGTACTCGGCGCATAGTTGCCGCAACTCGTCCTCTGTCAGGATGACTTCTTGCATATTGGACCTCCCGTTTCCCCAGGAATGAAAAAGCCCCCAGACGAATCCTGCCAGGGGTGAACTATGGGCAAAGACAAGTTCGATGACTACATAGAACCTAACTGGACCATACACAACGACCGGCAGTCAGTGACTGTCGGCATCAACACGAGGTTGTGGTTGTGTCGCAAGCAAGGGCTGAGGCCCACGCTGATTAGGCTGGGTCGCGAGCACTCACGGCTGTTTTGGGCTGAGCGCGGCGTGCCGTACATACCTAACCGACCCACGCCGCTGATTTCCGGCGATGTCGCTTGGGACGACGAACAGCGCTGCTGGCTCTACGGCAGCCTGCGTGTCCCTATGGCGTTCAACGATGCAAAGGTCGTCGGCATCGCGGTCGAGGCGGAGCCAAGGCCGTCGTAACGCGAGGCTAGGTTCGGTGTCTCTCCGCTCTACGCCAACTCCCTCTCTAACTCCGCGATCTCCATGTCCAGGTCGATGTAGATCGAGTAGGTATGCCTGCAATTCGGATGGAACAACCCTGCCACCTTGGCTTCCTCCAACGTCGGATACCCGGGCGTCCGTCCAGTGAGACTCAGGATCCGCCCCTCCCACGGCGCGCACTTGTTGCAAGGCCTGTAGTGCTTGCTGACCTGTACGAGGTCGTGGCCGTGTTCAATGAGCCGGTTCTTGGTGCCCTCCAAATGGCACTCCATGGTTGTCGTCCTCGCAACCATCTTCGTGTAGGTCCGCATGTTCCACTGGTGGCCGGCGCGGTCCTTGAAGCCCGTCACACCCTGTTCGGCGAGCTGGTTGCGGTAGTTCCGGGCTACCTCCTGCCAAGTCCGGTACCCGGCCACAGAGCCGCGGACGTTCTCAAGGGCGAGCGACCTGTAGATGTCATCAACCCTGCGGCCAACTGTCAACGCCACTTCGTCGAACCTGTTGTAAGCCGCCTCGGCTAATACCTTGACCGCTTGTTGGTGGATCGCCCCGAACCCCGATATGGCTTTGCCAACACCCGCCGCCTTGAGCTGAACGTCGACGCCCTGGGCGCCCCGAACGTAGATCCTCGGGATCGCCTCCTCGCACCAAGTGCGCGAGCCGGCGCGGAGACTATCCAGGATGGCCCGTACATTGTCGCGCATGGCCTCAAGGTACTCAGTCTTGTTGCCGCGAAGCAGGGCGCGGTTGATGGCGTCGAGTATCTCACGTTCGGCTTCCTCATAGAACCGAATTAACCTGTTGGCCTCAGCCTCGGTGAGTCTGGCGATCTCGTCGCGAGTCATCAGGCTTCACCTTCTTGGCCGGCGGCAGGCTCTTCGAGGCCGGGGAGCCTGATGTTCAAGCCGGGCGATTCCGGGCGGTTGGCGGCTTGTTCGCCCTGTATCCTCGCTATCTCGTCCTTGAGCGCCTGGCCTTCTAGCCCATCCAACCTGCCCAGCGCGGATTCGAGGCTCGTGAGTCCGGCGTTGTACCTCTGGACTTCGTTTTGGACCCGCTCGGTTTCGTCGTCCGGCAAACCATCCTGCCACGTTATGTGGATGTCCTCGAGTTTCACTGCGTTAGCCATGCCCTGGGCGACTTCGAGCGCCGAGGCGAGTCTGAGGACCTTCTTGAGCGCCGGGTCGAACCGCATCCGGATCCGATTGGTTTTGGCCAACGGCGCCATCATGAGGCGCCTGAGAGCCGTGCCACTCTCGGCCAGGCCTTGCTTCAAGTTGCCAAATGCAGCCGCGCAAGTTTCGCTGAGCGCGTAGAACTGCTCCATGAGGACCTCTATCTCACGGAACGCCGCCTCGAGCTGCCCATCCCAGGTCACGTACTGGGGTGGCTGGTCGCCCGGGCCGAGCGGAAAGTACTTGCCGCCGCCGCGGAATATTACTTCTCCGGTTTTCGGGTCTTGCTCGAGCGCGGTATCGGGACCGACAAGGTTCGGGTCGGCGTGCTTGTCTAGGATACGGCT